TAATGTGTGAGAGGGGGTGGTAGTAAATTTATTTTTGCTACCACTTTAAATTTTATGAAAACTATAGAAACTTTAGTAGAAGATATATATGATTTGTTTAGAAAAGACAAACCACCTATATCAAAAAAAGATGTAGAAGAAAATATTGATGTGTTTGTAGAAGAGTTAAGAAGTCATTTATTAGATTTTTTATATACAAAAAGAAAATCATCTAAAGATTTAAGACTATCTTTAATTGGAAAAAAAGATAGACAGATATGGTACGAATTAAATACTAAAAATAAAGAAGAAGAATTACCTCCAGAAGTTAGAATTAAATTTTTATATGGACATCTTTTAGAATCTTTACTTATTTTATTTGCTACTTTATCAGGACATAAAGTAACTAATAAACAAAAAGAATTAAATGTACAAGGTGTTGTGGGTCATCAAGATTGTTTAATTGATGATGTTGTAGTGGATTGTAAGAGTGCTTCAGCTATGGGATTTAAAAAATTTAAAAACGGAACTTTAGTTCAAGACGATCCCTTTGGCTATATTGGTCAACTTTCTGCTTATGCAACAGCACAAGGAAAAAAAGAAGCAGCTTTTCTTGCTATTGATAAACAGAGTGGAGCTTTAGCTTTACTTAAATTACATGATATGGAAATGATAAATGCTAATGAACGTGTTAAAAAAATTAGAACTTTTATACAAAAGGATAAACCTCCTGCTAATAAATGTTACGAAGATATTCCTGAAGGGTCTAGTGGTAATCGTAAGCTTGCTATTGGTTGTGTGTATTGTCCCCATAAAAAATATTGTTGGGCTGATTCAAACGGTGGTCAAGGGCTTCGTTTGTTTAAGTATGCAAGGGGCAATAGGTTTCTTTCACATGTTGCAAAGACTCCTGAAGTTGAGGAGATACTAGAGTGGTAAACAGTCATTGGGTTTTTAAAAAAAACAATAAATCTTTTACTCCTAATCTTGATAAGTTTGGTTTTGTTTATATTATAACTAATACTAAAAACAGTAGAGCTTATATTGGTTGTAAACAATATTTTCATTTACGAAATAAAAAAAAAGTAGAGTCTAATTGGAAAGACTATACTGGATCATCTCAATATTTAAATGATGATATTAAAAAAATTGGCAAGAAACATTTTATCTTTGAGGTTATTGGAGAATATAAAAACAAAAGAAGTTTAAGATATTACGAAATGAAAGATTATTTTATAATGCTTATGTAGGGGGTAAATTTTTTCCTCCTATTGAAGCATATGCAAGAGGAGATGAGCATCCAAATGCAATAGGACCTCACAAAATAACTTTTAATAAACCAAGAAAAGAAATTATTGTTGCAAATTTAAATGAGTTTGCAACCTTAAATGGTTATCAACCTGCTAGATTGTATCAAGTTAAACAAGGATATAATATAGACTATAAAAAACCTGGCAATAAAAATACTAGAAATAAACATAAAGATATTATTAAAGTTGAAGAAATGTAATGAAAGAATATTCTGTAGATAATTTAGAAAGACATGCAAAAGAAAGTAAAGAAAGAACATTATATATTGCTGTAGTTTTACAAGCTCTTTTAGATGCTACAAAACCACAAGATAAAAACGAAACTAGTGTAGCTATAATTAATAGAGATAGAGCTAAAGCTTGGTTCTTTTGTAGTGTTGGTGTTACATGTGATAATTTTGAGTACGTGTGTGAGATGGCAGATTTAAATGCTACTTATACAAGAACTTTTGCTTACAAAGTTATACAGTCAAAAGAAATAAAATACATAAGAAAAAGAATTAATACTTTACTATCAACATAGCTTTGTTATAATTAGAAGAAAGGAATAAAATGAAATCAATGGATGAAGCAATAAGAGAAACAGTTAAAGAACAAGGTAATAGTTTTAAGAAAACAAATATAGAAAAAGAAGCTAGGATTGCTACAGATAGACAGGTAGGTGGTGATCATTACAAGACATGTAAGATACAACCTGTTGATTATATTGTAGAAAATAACCTTACATTTCTTGAGGGTAATGTAGTAAAGTATATTACAAGACACAGAAGAAAAGGTGAAGGTGCAAGAGACATTGAGAAAGTAATACATTATTGTGAATTAATATTGGAGAAAGATTATGGCAGGGAATAATTATTTACCTACAGAGTATCAAACATTTATTCATGCATCGAGATATGCACGTTGGTTAGAAGAAGAAGGTAGAAGAGAAAGTTGGATTGAAACAGTATCTAGATTTAGTAACTTCTTTCAAGGACATTTAGATAAGAATCTAGGTGTTGTTTTACCTTCAGAAGTATGGAGAAGAATAGAAGATAGTATCATAGCACTACAAGTTATGCCTTCAATGAGAGCATTAATGACAGCAGGTCCTGCATTAGAAAGAGAAAACATATCAGGATATAATTGTTCATACACTCCTATAGATAGTCCTCGTTCTTTTGATGAGATACTTTATATACTTATGAATGGTACAGGTGTAGGTTTCTCTGTTGAAAGAGAAGGTGTTAATCAATTACCTACTATACCTGATAGAGAGTTTGAACAAACAGAAGATGTTATATCTGTAGCTGATTCTAAAGAAGGTTGGGCAAGAGCTTTTAGAGATTTAATATCTTACTTATATACGTGCAGAGTACCTAAAATAGATATTAACAAAGTAAGACCTGCAGGTGCTAGGTTAAATACCTTTGGTGGTAGAGCTAGTGGTCCTCAACCTTTAGTTAATCTATTTGATTTTACTATTAATAAATTTAAAGAAGCTAAAGGTAGAAAGTTATCTTCTATGGAGTGTCACGATATTGTGTGTAAAACTGGTGAAGTTGTGGTAGTAGGTGGTGTACGTAGGTCAGCTCTTATATCTCTGTCTAATTTATCAGATCAGAGATTAAGGGTTGCTAAGTCTGGTGCTTGGTGGGAGACAAATCCTGAGAGAGCATTAGCTAATAACTCAGTAGCTTATACAGAAACACCTGATGTAGGTATGTTTATGAAAGAATGGTTAGCATTATTTGAAAGTAAATCAGGTGAACGTGGTATCTTTAATAGAGCATCTACTCAAGAAAAAGCTAAAGAGAATGGTAGACGTAAGTCAGATTATGCATTTGGTACTAATCCTTGTAGTGAGATTATACTTAGACCTAATCAATTCTGTAACTTAACTGAGGTAGTATGTAGACCTACTGATACAGTAGAAACATTAAAGAATAAGATAGAAGTAGCTACTATATTAGGTACAATACAAGCTACACTTACTAACTTTGGTTATCTAAGAAAGAGATGGAAAGATAACACAGAAGAAGAAAGATTACTTGGTGTATCACTAACTGGTATTATGGATAATAGTATACTATCTAGAATGAGAACTACCTTACCAGAAACACTACAAGACATGAGACAAAAAGCTGTGTCAGTAAACAAAGAGTGGTCAGAGAAGTTAGGTATACCACAATCAACAGCTATTACTTGTGTTAAACCTTCAGGTACAGTTAGTCAATTAGTTGATAGTGCTAGTGGTATTCATGCTAGACATAATCCTTATTACATAAGAACAGTAAGAGGAGACAAGAAAGACCCTCTAACAGAGTTTATGAAAGACCAGGGTATACCTTGTGAAGATGATGTAATGCAACCAAATAATGCTGTGTTCTCTTTTCCTATGAAGGCAGATTCTAATGCTGTATTTAGAAATGATATGACAGCTATAGAACAGTTAGAGATATGGAAGTGTTATGCAGAACATTGGTGTGAACATAAACCATCAGTAACTATATCAGTTAAAGAACATGAATGGGTTAATGTAGGTAACTGGTGTTGGAATAACTTTGATACATTGTCTGGTATATCATTCTTACCTTTCTCTGACCATACATATCAACAAGCACCTTATCAAGATATAGATAAAGCTACATATGAAGAGCTTGCTTCTAAGATGCCGAAGAATATTAATTGGTCTGAGCTAAGTAAGTTTGAGAAAGAAGACACAACAAAAGGTTCACAGGAGTTAGCATGTACAGCAGGTTCTTGTGAGTTAGTAGATATATAATGATTATAAGAAATAAACTAAGCACTAAACTAAGCACTAAACAAAAGCTTATATCTATTATAGATGAAATAACATCTATAATAACAGCCATAGATCATTCAGAATATAATCCGTTAATGCATGATCATGATATGAAAGAATTATTACGTCTATCGAAACGAGCTAAAAAACTTATTAAAGATTTACAATGAATCTATTAAATAAAATAGGTTCTTTAATAATTAATATTATGGCTAGTTGTGTAGGACTGTGGTGTTTATATGTAATAGTTATGGCTTTATTAAATACTTTTGGATTACTAAATTTATAGTTGACAGATTTAAATATTGTGTGTTATAATTAGTGATTAATTAAAATATACCAAGGAGATATATGAAAAAATTATTAGTGTTGTTATTTTTTTTTACTGCTACTGTGTATTCAGGAGATAATATTTTTGATTCAGTAGGGTACAGATACTATCATGATTTAGATAATGAGCATGATGGTTCTAAGTTCAGAGCTTATGCTACCAAAAAGATTTTTGGAAATAAATTTAAGTTTGCCTATGAAAGAAAAAGAACAGGTATGGGTACTGAAGCAGGTACTTTTTTTATTGATCACGAATATAAATTTTAAGGAGTCTTATGAAAGATAATAAAGTTTATACTGTTTATGTAGGATATGATGAAAAAGATAAACCTGCATATGAAGTTTTAAAATTTTCTATTGAGAGAATATCTTCTGTACCAATTCAAGTTAAGCCAATAAAGTTAAGTACAGTTGAACGAATGGGTATGTATAATAGAAAGTTTTCTGTTAACGAAAACGGTCAACGATATGATGAGATTGATAAGAGACCTTTCTCTACAGATTTTAGTTTTACAAGATTTTTAATACCTCATTTAAATATGTATCAAGGTATGGCTTTATATATGGATGCTGATATGTATATAAGAGCAGACATAAAAGAGTTGTTTGATATATGTGATGACCCTTACTATCCTTTGTGGTGTGTTCATCATAAGTATGAACCTAAAGCTACTATTAAAATGGACAACCAACTTCAAGAACCTTATCGTAGAAAAAATTGGTCAAGTTTAATGATGTTTAATTGTGAACATCCTTTAAATAAACCTTTAACTGTTGAAGCTGTAAATACAAAATCAGGTAGGTGGTTACATGGATTTGAATGGTTACCAGATAAAGAAGCAGATATAGGATCAATACCTGAAGAATGGAATTGGTTAGACGGACATTCTCCAATAGAACTTAAACCAAAGAATGTTCACTTTACTACAGGAGGTCCTTGGTTTCCTAATTGGAATCCTACTAGGGGTGAAGACTCACCTTATATCATTGAGTGGCATAACGACAAAGAATGGTTAGCTATAACAGGAGGTAAAGATGTCAAAGATAAGTGATGATATATTAAATACAGCATATAAACATTTTGAATTTGAGAGAGATAAAGCTATAACTAATTTAAAAATTTTAACTGAAAATCCTACAAGTATTCCAGAACATCCTGATATGATTAAAGATGTTGTTGAATTAGTTTCAAAAGCTGCTGATGCTGTTGATGGAATAGAAATGTTAGATAAGATAAAAGGAAAACAACATGACAAAAATTAATTTAGTTACTTGTTTTAATGAAAATATACTAAAAGATTCTGGACATTTAATGTTAAATTCATTAAAAGAAAATCTAGATAGTGCTGTTAATATACATGCTTATCATCACGATTGTGATATTAGTAGTTATTCTATTCCTAAATATAAGTATACAAACATAGATAATTTAGAATCTAGAAAAAAATTCTTTGAAGATTTTAAAGAACACGATGGTACTGAAGGAGGTAAGATAGCTTACAATCCTAGTTTAGATGTATTAAAATGGTCAAATAAAATATTTGCTTTACAAGAAGAATTAAAAACACTTAAAGACGGTTGGTTAATATGGATAGATGCCGACACTTATCTTAGAAAAAGATTAACTAAAGAAGATTTATTATCTAAACTAAATGATAAAGCAGACTTAGCTTTCATGGACGATGAACCTTTTTTTATGGCTTTTAATTTAAGTAAACAACCAACAAAAGATTTACTTAAAGATTTGATTGGTGCATTTACTTCAGGAGAAGTTTTACAATATAGAGAGTGGCATGATTCTTTTGTTTTACAAAGGTTAATAAACTTATATAATACTCATGGTTTAAAATTATTAAAATTAGATTTTATTAAATCTTACTTTACTCATTTTGCAGGTAAAGTAAATCCAACTAAACTATCTTCTATTAGAAATAAAAATGGTGAAAGATTATTTAATTTACCTGATAGTGTATCTCCAGATATTAAACCAAATAGATATGAACAGTTAGCTGATTTAGTTAGACACTATAAACCAAAAAACATTTTAGAAGTAGGAACTTGGAACGGTGGACGTGCTATTGAAATGGCTTTAGCTGTTTTTGAAACCGAAGATTCCGTTACATATTATGGGTTTGATTTGTTTGAAGATGCTAATTCTGAAATAGACGATGAAGAATTTAACTTCAAAGCTCATAATAAAATAGAAGCAGTTACAAAAAGATTTGCTGAGTTTTCTAAGAAGATGAAAGAAAAAAATAAAACTTTTAACTTCTCTTTACTTAAAGGTAATTCTAAAGAAACTTTAAAAAGTTATAATAAAAAAGTAGACTTTGCTTTAATAGGTGGAGGAAATAGTATACCAACTGTTAAAAGTGATTATGAAAATTTAAAACATATTCCTGTTGTGGTGTTCGATCATTTTTTTACAAAGGATGAACAAGAGTTAATTCCAAAAGAAGAGTATCAAGGTGTTAATGTTTTATATGAAAGTTTAAAAAATCCTAGACGAAGAGTGTTACCTTCAGGGGATAGAGTTGTAGGTGGAGGACATACACATTTAGCATGTGTTCTAAGTGATGAAAAAGTAGAAGATATACCAAGTAAATTAAAGCAAGTTCCTATTGTTGTAAACCCTAGAGACTGTGTTCCTAAGACATATATAAGATCAAATATTACAGAAAACTTATCTTTAATAAACAGAGATAGGTGGTTAGGTAAGTATAGATTACATGATAGAACTGCCATAATTGTATCAGGAGGACCTTTTTTAGATATAAAAAAGTTAAAAGAAACAATTAAAAAATTAAATAATCCTATTATTATGTGTGTTAAACATAGTTATCCTCTATTGTTAAAAGAAAATATACACCCATGGGGATGTACAGTTTTAGATCCTAGGTCTATTGAAGGTACAAGCACACATGGGATTGTACGTAAATCTTTATTTGAAAATATAAATACACAAACAAAATTTTTTGTAGCTTCAATGACCGACCCTTCGGTTACTAAATATTTAAAACATAGGACAGATAATATTTGGGGTTGGCATGCTTTTACAGAGTCCTTACGAGATCCTGCAGAACAGAAACAAGGTATACAAAATAATCAAGTTACTTTAAATCCAGAGATAGGGATACCTCCAGGAGCAACCTTAATTACAGGGGGTACTTGTGCAGCTATGAGAACTATTGGAATGTTACATACCATGGGATTTCGTAGAATGCATTTATTTGGTTTTGATTGTTGTATAAAAGAAGAACCTACCGAAGATATGAAAAAAGAAACAACAGGTGCTGAGGATGAAGAGCCAAGACCAAAGTATTTTAAAGTTGGAGTGGATGATAAAAACTTTTG